GGGTCTCCGAAAACCTAGACACCGAGCCAACTGCGTTCTTTCGCAAGTTCTATGACATGGCTTCCACCTATATGAAGCCGAACAGCATCCCGCAACTGGTTCTGTTGCTAGGTCGCTATCAGTATCAGTCAGCGTTCGTTGCCGACCAAGAAATCAATACGGTCGCGTTCCTAACTGAAGTTATGGTCGAAGCCGAGTGGGTGTAACATGTCAAATCCATTCGATTACACCAACAGCATAACATATACTAAAAAGAATCTGATTCGTGACACCGAGAACCCAGAACTAGCCGAGAAGCAGTATAATGCGTTTCTAACCAATCGAGGTCTTTCCTACTTCCCTGACACCATCATGTACGCAAATGATATGAACATGCGCCCAGAGCTGGATGGTCTGCTTCAATATGAATATTTACTAAATAGTATTCGTAAGAACAAACGATTTTCGAAGTGGGCTAAAGCTAGTAAGGATGAAATTGTCATGCAACTCGCAGAATATTATGGTTGCAGTGTTCAAAAAGCAAAAGATATCTCTACAGTATTAACCACCGAGCAAGTTGACCTTATATTACAAAAACTACAAAAAGGTGGAAATACAAAATGACTTCATTAGATACTTTTGTCGAAGTGAAGCTACATCAGGAAGATGATTTTCTAAAAGTTAAGGAAACATTAACTAGAGTCGGTGTTGCTTCAGAGAAAAACAAAACCTTATATCAGTCATGCCATATACTACACAAACGCGGTAAGTATTACATCGTGCACTTCAAAGAACTTTTCGCGTTAGACGGAAAGCCATCATCGCTAGATGAAGAAGATCTTGCGCGCAGGAATACTATTGCGAACTTGTTAGCTGATTGGGGTTTAATTGAATTAGTGAATCCTAAGATGAGCGAAGAAAATCAAGCTCCGATGAAATTCATTAAGGTGATTCCTTACAAAGAAAAGCATGAGTGGGAATTGATTAGTAAATACAAAATTGGGAAGAAGTTTTAATATGACTGACACATTTTATAATGGAAAGAGAGAACAGCTGAGTAACTTTGAAGATGTCGGTGTGTTTATGCATACCTTCAATCAAGAAGTTAAGTATAAAGCTGAGTTCCCATCGAAAGATGTCTGCAAGCTAAGAGTTGAATTGATTGCAGAGGAACTGGGCGAATTGAAGGAAGCAATTCGCGACAAGGATATTGTCGAAGTTGCCGACGCACTAACTGACTTGCTATACGTTGTGTATGGCGCAGGTCATGCGTTTGGCATTGACTTAGATGCATGTTTCAACGAGGTACATCGTTCTAACATGTCTAAGCTAGGATTGGATGGGAAGCCAATATACAGGGAAGATGGCAAGATACTAAAAGGTCCTGCATACTTTTCTCCCGATTTAGAATCAATTATTAAAGGTAATGTTATTGATGAATAATTATGAAAAACAATGCATTTTGAAAAAAGAAGATGTTGCTGGCATTGGTCCATGGATTTGGATTGCTAACGATGGCGGTCATGATGGTGGTGCTTGGGGTGGACCTAAGCAAGATTTTGAGAATAGTCATTATCATGCCTATAAAAAGCATATAGAAAAATGGGATGTTGTTGTTCAAGCTGGTGGCTGTCAAGGAATGTATCCAAGGTTGTTTTCTGAGATGTTCGGAAGAGTGTATACATTTGAACCAGATCCTCTGAATTTCTTTGTTTTGACTATAAATTGTCAACGCGATAATATCATAAAAATGCAAACCGCTCTTGGTGCAGAAAATAAACTTATAACTGTATCTAGAAATTCCCCGCAGAATTACGGTATGCATACTATTAGCGAAAGACAACAATTCATACCGATGATTAAATTAGATACTCTAAACCTAGATGCATGTGATTTTATTCAGTTGGATGTAGAGGGTTATGAAATATTTGCACTTCGTGGTGCTGAAGAAACAATCAAGAAGTTCAAACCTGTTATCTCTTGCGAACGTGGTAATCGAGAAATTATAGATTTTTTAACGCCATTTGGATATACTGCTGTTGAACAGACTATGATGGATACAATTTATAAAATTAACAAATGAGGATACAAATATGGAAAAGAAACAAACTAAGAAAGTTACAATCGCAGCCGTGACTGCTGGTGCTATTACACCAAAGAAGAAAAAGAAGCGATACTATCCTTCTAAGAAATCTCGCGTTCAGGCAATCGCTGCTAAAGGCGAGAAGAAAGAAAAACTAGATGGTAATCTTGCTTCTGCTAAGAAAGCTGAAAAAGCAAAACCAGAAGTAGTTGAAATGCCTTTCTTCCGCGACAACGCAAAACAACCAGAACCAGCATCTTTTGTCTGGGCTGAAGATATTGCTTGGTTGACATCAATCGGTAAATAATTTTACTAATTCGCGATTTTATAGTATGATATTGGAGTGGGTGCAATGCCCACTCCAACTTTGGAGAGATTATGAGTAAGAAAGAAAAGCCAGCACAGGGCGACCTTGAGTCAGAGGAATTTGGCACATGCGCTCGCTACAATGCAAATAAAACTCGGTACGACCTAGTACCAACCCATCTTCTTAAATCAACCGCCGATGTTTTTGCTTATGGTGCTAACAAGTATGCGCCATGGAACTGGGCGAAGGGTGGACCGATGAGTCAATACATCGGCTGTGTCAAACGACATCTCGCTGCTATTGAGATGGGTGACGATATCGACCATGAATCGAAAGCGCGTCACATCGGTCACGCTATCTGTAATCTAATGATGATGGAACAACTCTTGAATCTGATTGAACAAAACCCAGAACTCGCTCACCTAGACGATCGCCCGACCAAATGGTTCGAAGGGCAGAAGTATTGATGAAGTTTTACACATCTGTTGAACAACGAAGAAACGATCTGCTGGTTCGTGGCTATGAAAATGGCAAACGAGTCCAGCGTCGCATCGCATACAAACCATATCTGTTCGTTCCTACCAAGCAACCTAGCCAGTACAAAACGCTAGATGGCAAGCAAGTTGATAAGATTCAGTTTGACTCTATCGGTGAAGCACGTGACTTTGCTAAACAATATAAAGATATCTCGTCGTTTGAATACTATGGCATGAATCGTTGGCCATATGTTTACATCAACGATGAGTATCCAGGCGAAATGGACTTCGATGTAAAAGCACTTCGTGTGACTTATCTCGATATCGAAACTGATTCGCGCGGTGGCTTCCCTAATCTAAAGACAGCTGACAAAGCTGTAACTGCTATCACTATCAGCGATGGCATTACTTACTATTCTTGGGCACTCAAAGGATTCATCCCGCACAACGAAGACATCGTGTACGTTGAGTGCACTTCAGAAAAAGAAATGCTGATGAAGTTTATTCGCAAGTGGCGTGAGCTTGATGCGGATATCGTGACTGGCTGGAACGTAGATGGCTTCGATATTCCTTATCTGTATCAGCGTATTGCTAATGAGATTAACGAGGAAGAAGCCAAGAAGATGTCGCCTTGGAATATGACGGAGTTCCGTACATATTACGACAAGATGGGACGCGAACAGAACATCGTCGAGCTGGTCGGACTTCCAGTTCTTGACTACATTCAGCTGTATCAGAAGTTCACCTACATCAAACAAGAACAGTATTCACTTGACTATATTTCTCAGGTAGAACTCGGCGAGAAGAAAGTTGACTATCGCGAACTAGGTTATACAAACCTAGACGATCTGTATCAGCGCAATCATCAACTGTATATGGAGTACAACGTCAAAGACGTTTCGCTCGTTGTCAAACTCGAGCAGAAGATGAAGTTTATCGAACAGGCTTGTGCTATTGCGTACGATGCCAAGGTCAACTACGGTGACGCGATGACTTCTGTGTTGCTATGGGATGTCATCATTCACAACTATCTGCGCGACCAAGGTGTCGTGATTCCGATGCAGAAAGATAGTCGTAAAGATGCGCAGATCGCTGGTGCTTTCGTTAAGCATCCTGAAGTCGGTCGCTACAACTGGGTTGTTTCGTTTGACTTGAATAGTCTGTATCCGCATCTAATCATGCAGTACAACATCTCGCCTGAGTGCTTCGTTGAAACGCTAATGGGAATCAGACCAGACTCAGTTCTAAAGAACACCGAGCATTGGCAAGATTCAATCACCACAGCTAAATCTAAAAACCAAACCGTCGCTGGTAATGGTGCAGTATTCTCGCGCGACAAGCAGGGTTTCCTACCTGCGCTCATGAAGAAATACTACGAGGATCGCAAACGATTCAAGAAGATGATGATTGAATGTCAGAAGCAACTGCAGAACGACAAAGGCAATCAGGAACTAGAACGTAAGATCGTACAGTATAACAATATGCAGATGGCTAAGAAGATCTCACTTAACTCAGCTTATGGTGCGTTGTCGAATCAATACTTCCGCTTCTATTCAGACGACCTCGCCGAAGCGATTACTCTGTCAGGTCAGGTTTCCATCCAGTGGGCGATGAATCGCATGAACGAATATCTACGCAAACTGCTCGGAACTGACAAAGACTACGTTATTGCTTCAGATACTGACTCGTTGTACATCGAGATGGAAGATCTGGTAAACAAGTTCGTACCTGATAAGACCACCGCTGAGAAAGTTGACTTCCTAGACCAAGTCTGCGAAGGAAAGATTCAGCCATACATCGATAAGTTCTATGGCGAACTTGCCACAGAAATGAATGCATTCGAACAAGCCATGGCTATGAAACGAGAAGCGATTGCTGAGTCTGCGATCTGGACTGGCGCGAAGCGTTACATCATGTCAGTATGGAACAACGAGGGTGTTGCGTTCAAGGAAGCCAAGTTTAAGATGACAGGCATCGAAGCTGTTCGCTCATCAACTCCTACTATCTGTCGTGGTGCGATCGAAGAAGCAGCCAAGATAATCCTGAAAGGCGACCAATCTGCTTTGTTTGATTACATCGAATCGTTCCGTGATAAGTTTAACGAAGCTAATCCAGCTGACATCGCGCGCAACAGTTCTGTTAAAGAAATGTCAAAGTACAAGTTGGGTGACAAGGGTGTTCCGATGCATGTCAAAGGTGCCTTACAATACAACGATTTCCTGCGCAAACTTAATCTGACTAATAAATACCCAAGGATCTCTGATGGTGACAAGATTAAGTTCGTTTCCTTGGTTGTTCCTAATCCAGCGCAGTGCGAAGTTATCGCATTCCCAGCTGGATATCTACC